TCTTAATGCTGCCAGTTGATTACTTGCAGCAGAGAGGAGGCTCTCATGTCTCGTTTCACGTTTACTCGAACAAGAGATAATTATGATTTCTTCCTTGGAAAAGGTTGGAATCATATGTATCACTTCGACGCTTATGATGGCGCCGGACATTACGATTCGTCCTACAATTTCATGGGCCCCGAGAGTTTCTATTACAAAGCTTTAACCATAAGCGATGTTAATGGAAAGTCAAAAAGGCACAAGAACTTGGGGGCGGGGGTTTATCCCCTCAGTGACATATTTCATATGGTCACAGATTTCAGTAAAGTCGGACGAGTGGCTGACTTCCAAGCAGGAACCTTTTCTTGCCGCTTCGACAGCAGCAATAAAGTCTTCTTGCCTTTAACAGATGATCTGTTAAAGTCAATAGTTGGAAGTAAGGAGGCGATTGCTCCCTTTTGGGAGCTACGTGTACCCGATAGTTTTAGAAATGACTTATCAGAAGAAGCATTTAATTACTTCTCTGATGTCTTCCCACAGGAGCTCAGTTTTTCTGAGTTCTTGCAGGGGGCCTTTCAACTTGCGGATTTGATCCCGCAAATTGGTGAGTCCATTTCTAAGACGATCTCCGGCGGTTACCTAAACAAAGAATTTGGATGGGATAATCTCATCCAAGATTTAGGTACTCTTGGCACTCTTATCGAGGATTGTCTTTCTCGAATGGAGTTCTTCCGTAAAACTTACGGAAGGCCAACCAGGCTAGGTTTTGCTCGTCATGTTGACTATATTCCATTTGATTTGGATACAGTCCACTTTACGGAAAAGCAAAGCTATGGTCTACTGGGGATCGATGTTCTCCTCCATGCCTATAAGGCAAAATACAGAGCCACTGCCTGGATTTTCCAGATTTTGGATCATGTAGATGGTTTGGAGGGGTTCCTACGGGTAATGACTGGACTGCTTGGTCTTGATAATCCCATCAAAGCTTTCTGGAATACAATTCCTTTAAGTTTTGTTGTGGATTGGTTTTTCAATACCTCGCAGCATTTGTCTCATTTGACCGAATCAAATCCTGGTATTGGGTGGGACGTCAATGACGTTTCTCACTCCTTTACCTACGATTTAGAATGGACAATTAGACAAACGGAGAATTACTATCATAATCCGGGACTCCCGGTTAATGATGGTTTTCCCGTCCATCAGCACGTATACGAGCGCTATGCAGGTCTTTCCTACGATCTGGAACTTGTGAATCCAGAATCGCTGTCGAACTCACAGTTAACCTTGCTTCTAGCTATGCTTCATCAGTTTAGCTAGATGCTCAATCAACAGGAGCCAACTTCATGTCGTTTACTGATACACTTACATTGGACAATGCTTCCGGCACGGAAGCCACGTTTGCCCTCATTGCGAGGGATTCAACGGGCACCGTTCGTCGGAATACTGCTACCACCAATGCCGAACCCGAGCTGTTGTCTGTTAGACACAGCGTGTCCGGCAAAGGTGCCGATGCAGTGGACCGTCATCTCTTTCAGGTCGTAAGAACTGAATTGGATGCCGGTGGCAAGGCTCGCCAAGCGACCGTCAATCTGACGATATCGCATCCGCGTGCTACCGTTATCACAGACGCCGAGGTATTCAACATGGTTGCATACATCGTCGACCATCTCACTGACGGAGGTTTCTCCGGTAGTGGTATGGCTGGGACAACGGCCCTCACCCAGTTACTACGTGGTGAGAGTTAGGAGTTCCGTGAAGCATAAATTCTTCATCGATTTCCTACTCAAACTCCGTATAACCACACCTAGCAGAGCTACGATCGTTGCGATCATAGGGATGCTAGTTACACTCTATCTTCTTCTTAGAGGATAAAGCTACACACGACAATTGTTGTTTGGCCTTGGAAGGAGCTCCTTAAAATGGAACCCTCGAAAAGCCAAGTCGACATTTATGTCAACCTGTTTGAGCTTATGCTCCGCTGCGACCCATGTGGCATCGCATCAAAAAAGTCCTTAATGATGGATACTTCGACATTGCGTCGACGTACCCATTATGAAGGGTTGTCTTTCCTGACCAAAACTCTTCCTCGATTGGGGAAGGCTTTTGATCTTGGTTTGGCATCTACTCTTTTCAAACTCCCATTAGAGTTTCACAGCTCTCATGAGAATACAAGTATTCCCGCTTTTATGCAGGACTACTTTAAAAGAGTGTTTGATGCAGATGGTGTCCTCTTGGACGAGGTAGAACCCCTGATTGTGAAACATATCAGGCAAGTTCTACTTTTCGCGTATAAGCTTTCGCTGCCTTTTCGAAAGGATCAGATCTCCTCTACTATAGAGGGGTTCATATCTACCGATGGTGAGCTAAAGCTGCAGCCTGATGAGAGCTATTCCAGAATTCTGGAGGTTGCGTCTTTCATAACTGCGGATGTTTTTCAGGATTTCGATCCTAAAGACATCCTTCCGCGACATGGTCCAGGTGCTGTTGCAACTGGTGAAAAGTTAGATGCGAAGTGGAATTTTTCACGTCGCTACGACGCTATTCACCAGATGTATCCCTACTATAATTATTTTGTAGTAGGTAGCGCGGAACTTTTGGATCGTAAGGAATGGTACATGAACTTGGAGCGTCTTGATCAAGGGCGCGCCAAAGTCGTGTTAGTTCCGAAGGATTCTCGTGGTCCGCGACTTATTTCTTGTGAACCCCTTGAATATCAATGGGTTCAGCAGGGCTTAGGTCGGAAGATTGTCCAGCATCTAGAAAGCCATTGGCTGACTAGAGGTCAGATAAACTTCACGCTCCAGAGTATCAATCGAGCATTAGCCTTATCAAGTTCGCTTGATAGGTCGTATGCTACCCTTGACCTCAAAGATGCGTCTGACAGAGTGTCTCTCGAGCTTGTTAGAGCTGTGTTCAAGCGAACACCTTCTCTACTTCGAGCTTTAGAAGCCACTAGAACGAGCTCTACTTTGCTCCCGGATGGGAGAGTTGTAGAATTCAAGAAATTTGCGCCAATGGGGTCTGCTTTATGCTTTCCGACAGAGGCGTTTATTTTCTGGGTTCTATTAGTAGCTGCCGAAAGTGTCCGACAACGAGCAAAACAGCGCGTTGTGGGAAAGAGTGTCTTTGTTTATGGGGACGATATTATCGTACCCACGAACATTGCTTCTCTTTGCATTCAGCATCTAGAGGCATTTGATCTCAAAGTCAATGCTTCGAAATGTTGTATCCAGGGTCCCTTCAGAGAATCGTGTGGCATGGACGCTTTTAATGGCGTTCCAGTCACTCCGGTTCGTCTTCGAACACCTTGGAGCGGGCGAGCTGACGTGTCTACCTACGTTTCATGGATAGAGCTAGCGAATGCCTTATTCGCTGCTGGATACGCGAACGTTGCAGATTCGATATGGGCGAGCCTTGAAGGGTTATACGGGAAAGTCCCGTATGGTACCTCAAGGGCGTCTTACCCATGTCGACTGGTTGATAGCGTCGAACTTGCGGAGGAGTTAAACTCCCGAGCTTTTAGACGTCGCCATCGTAGACGATACCAACAAGAAGAGTTCCTTGTTCCTAGGTTAATTCCTAGACGCAAGAAAACGACTCTCGACGGTTGGCAGAGAATGTTGCGGAATCTAATGATGCCGCCCTTTTCTGATCCGTCAGCCATCGTTATACCTCGATCGATGATAATAAATCGAGGTTGGACACCTACGCATTGATCAAGTGCGTATAGGCGCAAGCCCC